ATTTGACCAAATTGTCCAATACGATGAACGCACGATTAAAAGATGTATATAAAAATGACGATTTGGACAATTTACATGGGTCTCTTATTAATTTATTGATGATTACTTCATCCGGGGCAGAAGGCATTGATTTACAAAATGTGCGTTATGTCCATATTACCGAACCCTATTGGCATAATGTACGATTGGAACAAGTTATAGGGCGGGCAAGACGTATATGTAGTCATAATCGGTTGCCTTTAGAAGAACAAAACGTTCAAGTATATTTGTATATTAGTTCTATGAAAGAAGAATTGACTAAAAAGGAAATGTCGACCGATGAATTTTTACTTAAAATTATGGAAGAAAAGAAAGTATTGTCAGAATCATTTTTAAATACATTGAAAGAAAGTGCTATCGATTGTATGCCTTCTAAAACAAATAAATGCTTTAAGTTTCCATCCAATAAAAACAAAGAGAAGTTTTCTTATGCATTAGACTATAAAAAAGAACCTATCCAACAAAAAGTAAAAGACGACCAATTTGTGGACCAAGAATTGTTATACAATGGAATATTGACGAAAGTAAAAGTCGACACTAGAAAGAAACCAAATAAAGTATATATAGAAGAAAATGGTAAATTAAAAGACATAGGTATATTACAGGGCAACCAAATTGTATAAACTACTTTGTTTACATTCATTGTTTTCACAATAAGGAAAATTATATGGACACATATTTTTTAATATATCTTTTGAATCATAATTATTTTCACAAGAAATAACATTTTTTGTGTAAGACGATAGTGTTTGTTCCATTTTTTTGTCTTCTTTACATAAACCAAATTGTGTATCTTTTACATACCCCTCGCATAGTGGTAGTTGCTGTGGACACATATTGGATTCTTGTGAATGGGTAGAATAATCTTCTTTACATTGAATAAATAAACTATGTTGTATATCTGAATTATATGGATTAATATATTTTGAAAACTCAGGCTCTACATATTTGGGTGGCGGGTCATAAGTAGGTATTTTGTCTCTATTTATACTATTTCTTGGTTTAAGTGGCAATACATATTCATTTTTATCATTTTTTTCAAAAGGAAATTCTTTCATACATTTGGTCATTTTACCACCACTACAATCAACATACGCATAATCTCCAGGATTCAAATCCCCTACAAATTTGTTTGTAATTGGATTATATAACATGGAATTATCTTTGTCTCGAACACTAAAGATATTTTCACAAGATATACCATAGTCTAATTCTTTTACATAACAATTATTACCCGAACTATGACCAAATGTATATGTTTGACCTAGTGTTTCTTCTGGGGTCGCATAACATGCATTTTCTTTTTTATAAGGAGTTTTTTCATTACACCCATCGGTTACTACCGACAAAGCAGTATCGGGGTCGACGCATATTCCATTCACGAGATATGGTTTTGCCTCACTACATGAAATATCTACTTCAGTAGTATTTTCAGGTCTACATTCATTATTTGCGTAAAAAGGATTTTCTTCGTCACAAACAGGTACAGAATACGTTACTTCAGAACCTCGTATTTTTACTTTGTCTCCATCTATTATTCCTGTTTCAGAAGTAATATTTTTATAAGATGATAAAAGAGGATTACTTGGCGGTGTATCATATGGGTATTTTGATGTTCCTTTGTAAAAATCATCATATTCGTAACTGGCTTCTGCTTCATATAAAAAACAATTGGATACGTCACCGTTGGGTGTATTATAATAAGACGTAGAACAATTTCTTTCTTTACATTTTTCTTCGATTGGTTCCATATTTTTTACAACCCATTTGTCGCCGTTTTTTTCACATGTATTGGAATATTCTTTATCATCAGTGGTTTCAAATCCACAAATATTTTTGTAAATATAATTACACCATCCACCGCCAGTCTTTGGACATTTTTTAGCACCATATTGTGTTGCTTGTTCAAGTGAATTACCACAAAAACATTGCGGATTTCCATAATTTCCGTGTTGTAAAGCATAATAATTATATTCGCTACATTCTTCACTACATTTTTCTGAATCATATATTTCTCCTTTTGCGTTTTTTCTTCCTTTGTATACTGGTAAAGCTCTATTTCTAGTATCTCTATAAGAGCCTACTTCGGTTGTATTTTTTACAAATGTAACATCTAGTCCTTCCAATGATTTTATTACATTTTCTTTATCGGAACAATCATATGGAATATATTGTGTATCTTGTTTTATTTCAATATCTTCAAAAGGACATAGTTTTTCATAATTCAAACACATATTATAGTTTTCAATATCTTGTGGGGAAGAGCATTCATTGTTTATGGTTTTATTTGAACTTAAATCCAAACGCCAAGGATAATTTGGATTACACGTTTTATAAGGATCATAATAAACTTCGCGTGTTTTACTAGATCCTTTTAGTTCCGTTGTATTAAAATCACTTAAATAAACTCTTGGACCTTGCGAATAACTATAACTTTTTCCGCTGCTATAGTCTACGCCAACAAAATCCACTTTATTTCCAAAAATATCCTTTTTGTTTATATTTCCATTGTAACAATATTGGTATGTTTTGTCTTCGCAACTATAACGGTCTATTTTCTTAGGATATTCAACCTCAATGGATTTTTCGTTTAAATCACTATACATTGGTTCTTTATATACCCATAAACTCAACAAAACAAAAATACATAATAAAAAAATTATTTTTTTCATTATATTAATACACTATAATAATGTTGCCTTACAATTACCATATTGAGAGCCGCATTTATACCCAATACAAGTTTCGCCTTCTTTGCAAACATAGTCGGCGTATTTAGAATTTATCATATCTCCATAATCCGCAATACATTTTTTGCCTATTGTTATCTCTTGTGTGTCTTTTTTGGATTTTCTTTTTTCTTTACATTCTTCTTGGATATTGGTTCCATTGTCTAAATTCTGATTGTCTAGAAAATCACATATGTTTATTTTTGTTTCAACTTCATTTTCCGTTATAATGACATCATTCCCGCTTATTTCTGGGTCCACATAATCTTTCGGATAAGGCGTAGTTAATCCTCTAAATAAATTAAAGTTTTTTCCTTGTGTTTCTATATCATCGTAAGAAGCATATTTTCCCATTATATCGTATTCTAAATCATCCATAGGTACGTTTTTTAAAGATTCGGAACTAGTATTATATAAAATCGAACCTTCACAATATACTGGATTATTGATTGAATCGGAGTTACAATATGGTTTATAAGTATCATTCTCGTTTTTTATTGGGTCATAAATATTATCATTGCATTTTAATTTGCCAAAACAATATGAATAACGTAAATCATCTTCATCTATTGTGCCAGCATTTCCTTCGCTTTGATTCCAAAAATAAGTATGTTCCGTTTCGTTCATATCTACTTTTTGTATCGTTAAATCATCATAATTTCCATTAAATGTATTTTTATTTTTTGGACGAGGGTTCCATAAATATAATTCTGTTTTTTCTACAGTACTGGTCGCATCTGCGCCAGGAATGATTGACTCTCCGGATGTTGTGGTAGATATATTATCCAAATATGTTTTAGATGCCCCTAATACATAAGTATCATTATTGTCGTTTGTGTTGTTTTGTTTGAAAATATAACTATCATCATCTACGTTTTTATCTAATCCCAAAAAAGTCAGAGGTGGGTCAGTTGTAATGGTTACATTTGTGGCTTTACCATCATTATCAAATCCTTGCGACCAGGTCAATCCACTACCATCAGTTAGTTCTTTTTCTGATTTTTCATACATATTTAGTTTAAAAATATATTTATCGCTAAAATCATAATTTGACAATAATTTAGAGTTGTAATAATTTGGACTTGTAATTTTGCCATACGAATCATATAAAGCGTCCGCATTTATGGCGGTGGTTAAACCTTCAAATGGACTAATGGTGTGTTCATCATTATACGTTTGTCTCAACAATAATTCCCATTGTCCATAACTATCACTTTCTGAAAATCCTTCTTTTGTAAAATAAAATAAAACACTATACAATAATACGCATAAGAATCCTATAAATAATAAATTATGTATTTTATTTTTCATTATACATATATGTTATTTTTTTTGTAAATATTTTAATATTTTAATTTGGGATTCTAGTATTTGTTCTAAAATCTTATTTTGATATTTATAATGTTGTTCGTGGTCGACCGCGACATTGGGAACACTATGCGATTCTACGTGTTGGGGTACTACTTGATTTGAAGGAATATTGGTCGTTGACGTTTCATTTGTTTTGTATAATATTTCTCTTTCTTTTTCTTTTTCACTGATAAGGCGATCTATATCCACAATGGGTTCTTCTTCCGATTTGTCGCTAAAATCGATGATAGAAGGTTTATTTTCAGGAATTAAATCTTTGTATTCAAATTTTTTTTGTTGTTTCAGTTTTTGACTCAATACATACATAAAGTCTGCTGGTTGGATGTCTCTATTTTCTTCATATGTTTCTTCAAAGACCGATTGAATATTGGGCAGTTCAGATTCACTAAATCCTTCGAATATATTATTTTTTAAACATTCGTTCCATAAGGCTTCTTTCATTATAAGCATTATGTTCTTTTTTTTATATTATATCTCGTTAAAAAATATCTTTCTGTAATCATTCATTTTTTTATCAGGTATTTTTTTATTCTTAAAATAAGAAACATTATGTTTTTTTTCCAATAATGTAATAATCGTATATAACGCATACATTCCGCATTCCCCGTCAGCATATTGGTGTTTTGTGTTTTTATTATTATATACATTCATAGATTTATTTATTTCTTTACATTGTGATAATAGTCTATCTATAAAAATATTTATTTTTTCGCAAGGCGCGTGACCGTTTGAATCAAAATAAAAAATATAGTTTTTATCTAAATCGATAAACATACAGACCCAATGCGAACCTTCATCGTAATGCGGGTCAGTATTGAAAATGATGCCTATTTTATTTATATTTTTCATCATTTTCTTTTTCATACTAAAATAACATAGTTCCGGCCACACACATTCACTTATATTTACTTTCGTATCGAAATCTATGGGCGAAGGTCCAATAAACTCAAAATTAGGATACGTTTCTTCGTATTGTTTCATAACTCTCATAATATCTAAGCTATCCAACCAAATAGATTTTCCTTTTTTCCATTGTGGGGGACTATAAGGAGCAAATAAATTCATTTTCTTTTTCAAAGTACGATTCAATAAACATTTTTGGTCTTTACATATACTCAAATAATGTTTTAATTTTGTCTCTATGGTCTTTATATGTTTAGAATGAATTTTTTTATCCGGGTGGCGCTTGTTCCATGTATGTCTCATTTTTAATATTAACTTGTCATCGATACACGACTTTATACTTTTATATTTCGGATGACATTTTAAATACTTAAATGTTTTTTTCATATATATTATTTCTATTTTTTTAATAAATCCAAAATAGGTTTTTGTTTTTGTTTTTCTTTCATAAACATTATCTTATATTCTTCTACAAAGCATTGAGACACATCTACATTTATTTTTGGTTTTTCTTCGTGAATACGTTGTTCCAAGTGAACCAATTGATGTGTAAAAGAATCAAACAAATCTTTATAAATATAATAGTCCGCAAACGTAGTGCTTGCATTATCTTGTACCATTTGGTCTACAATTTTGGTCAATGTATCTTTATGTTCACTAAAAGAAGCCTTGTTGTGTTCCATTTTTTTCGTAATTTTTCTTGAAATATAATTATGATACATACATTATGTTTCTTTTTTTAAATAATATCGTGTCGAATTGTGGAATGTATTCGGGTTTATAAAATTGATTTAAATTTATTTATATAATGAAAATTAAATGAGTGACAATATTTCATCAGAAAATACGGAAAAAATTATCACAAAAAGAGTACGTTGTGATTATAATTTATTAGAACAAGATATAATGAAACTAAGAAAACAAAATGTTCTTAATGAATTAGAAATTTTAAAATTATCAGGTCATTCAGTAATTTTTGAAAATCAAGAAATGATAGGATCACAAGTAGTAACACATCTTAATAATAGAAAAATTATAAATATTATGGTTGTATCAAAAACGCAATCAGGTAAAACCGGAAGCATGTGTTCTACAATTAAAAAATATTTGGAAGATTCAAGTAATTTGATACCAATTGAAAATATATATATTATTACTGGTTTATCAAGTTGTGAATGGAAAGAACAAACAAAAGAAAGAATGCCCGAAAGCATACAATCAAGGGTGTTTCATAGGTGCCAATTACCTAGTACATTTGCCAAGGAAATTAAAGACAAACACAATATTCTTATCATGATGGATGAAATCCAAGTTGCGGCAAAAAAAGGACAAACTATTCACAATTCATTTAAAAATGCTGGATTGTTAAATAAATCTAAATTATATGAAAATGATATTAAAATAATAGAATATACCGCAACTCCAGACGGAACAATATATGATTTAATGAAATGGAATGATGCCTCAACTAAAATATTAGCAGATGTTGGAGATGGATATGTCAGTTCATATAATTTACTGGAAATGGGTAGAGTAAAACAATTCAAAGATTTATGTGGTTACGATAAAAAGACAGGAGAAGTCGATGAAGCAGTATTTGAAAATATTCAAGAAATAAAAAATGATATTATTACGTTCGACAATCCTCGTTATCATATTATTAGAACTAAAAATGGACTAGAACAAGATTTAACCATCAAAAATTTTAAACAAATATTTAATATTGATACTTATAATTTTATTAAATATGATGGAGAAAGTTATATTGTGGATATAAATAAAACATTAATAAACCAACCAGAAAAACATACGTTTATATTTATTAAAGAAATGTTAAGATGTGCTAAAACATTAAAAAAGGAATTTATTGGAATCTTATATGACAGATATAATAAGAATCCTGGCGACTCAACTATTATTCAAGGATTAGTAGGACGAGACACAGGATATGATAATAATGGTACTAGTATATGTTATACTAATATAGATAGTATTGTCAAATATGAAAAATTATGGAATAGCGAGTTTGAAGACAATACTATTAAATGGATTTCAGGCACAACAAAAAGTATAAATGGTATTCTTACTGGTAAAAATACATTTAATGATCCAAAAGATTATGATGGTTTTTCAGTAGCAAGTGAAGAAAGTGAAGAAGAAATAGAAGAACCTCAACCTATTATTAAAGTGAAACATTTTGCTGAAATTAAAAAATGGTTTAACATCAATTTGAAACCAAACGGGTATGGAAATGGCCCAAAACGAAAAACTAAAGATGATGATGGGTTTTATAAGTGTATTACTCAATTTAATAAAGAAGAAAAAATTAGAACAAATACTGAATTTAAAATTTATGAAAAAAATAAAAAATGGGGTTTTAGAGGAAATACACAAAAATCAAAGCAAAAAAATAAATATAGAGTTTATCCAGTTTATAACGATGAAACAGATATTAATAGTTTAGAATGGTGGTTAATATATTATTAATTCAAAAGTATAAATATGTGTTCTAATATGTTGTCCGTTTTCAGTAAGTTGAAAATCCCTACTTTCTAACTTATATTTTGATTTTATCAAATGTTTTATGATTGATAACCAAGGTCTTTTTATTTTACTCGGTTCGCCAACTGCCTTTATTCCATTAAAGGAATACCATTTTCTTATTTCTGGTATTAGTTCCATTATTTTTAATTGGATTTCTTCGTTTTTATCCAACTCATAAAGCGTATATATATTCTTATTTTCCAAATCTAAAATATGAATAATTTTATCCACAATTTCGCCCTGTTCTTTTTTATACAATTCACTCTTTAATCTCATAATATACTTAATATAACTAATAAATTTTAAGTATGTTATTTATAATTTTTTAATTTACGCTTTC